CTGACGCCATCCTGCCTCAGTATTGCAGACGCGGGTGGCCATGAACGAACCCGTCGGCGTCAGCCTGCGGCAGGTCTTCTTCTCGGCAGGCTTTGCCTGGGTATCCGCTGACTGCGCGAAGGCCGGCACCGCACAGGCCGCGATCGCCACGACTGCTGCCGTCCAAATGCGCTTCATTGTCCCCACCCCTCTTGTTCGCGTCAAATCATGCGTCAGCAATACCGACATATCAAGCGTAGACATCTGGCGGTGTGCGCGTGCTCCAGCGAGACCTCGAAACAGCCGTCGAAGGTCTTCCGCTCCTTTCTATCGCTCGAATCGGCGAGATTGTCCGACGTGCCGCCCCAGTCCCGCGCCTGCGCATCGATAAGCGTCACGATGCCCGCCATCATAATCTTATGTGTGCGGCGCGCCGGTTGATCGGAGGAAGCGCGGTGCGACGCCACGCGACGCGGGATTGGCGGACGCTGCGGCTTATGAGCTGGTCTGGGACCGGATAGATGCCCCCGGAAAGCGTCGATGGTGGGTCCGCCGCCCACCACTTGCAATGCAATAAACGACGCGTTTCTGCGGCATGCTGGTCAGACTATACCGGCTGATACCCCCACGGATACCCCCTGACGATATTTGGCTTACGGATCGATCGCGAGCATGAGCTCGAACGAAAAATGGGGCCGGCCATCCCTGACCGACCCCATGTCATTGCGTTCGAAGCGGAGGACACCCCGGCGGCGGCGCGCCGGTAGCGAGCAGCCCGGAGACGCACCGCCGTTCCCGGATCACGCCGCCGGCGCGCACGTTGCCGCGCTCGACCGCGCCCACCGCCTCGGCGAACCGCGTCATGATCTCCGTCAGCACCGCGACGTCGATCGTTACCAGCCGCCCGACAGGCTTCGCCGCCAGCGGCTCAAGATGCTCCGTCTTGACCAGCTCCGGCGACAGCGGTGGCAGCCTCGGCCGCTCGGTTCGCGCGAGCGATGGCAACGTTGATGTCGTCCCGCATGCCGTCGACAGGAGCGGCAGGCAGAACATCGCCGGCAGGAGCAGGCGGGATAGTGTCGAGCGCATGGCGTAGGTTCTCCACGATGTGATGAGTGACGGCCGCCGAGGCGACCGTCTGTTGCGCGACGCTGGTCGCGATGGTGGCGGATGCGTCGACGGCGGCGCGCTCGTCCTGGCGCGCTACGGTGACGGCGGCGGCGTGATCGCGCTGCACCTGGACGGTGACGTGGTCGGCCCCTGCCCGCTCGCCCTTTCGGTGGGCGGTGAGCAGGGCTGCGCCGAGCAACAGCGCGACGACGCCGATGGCGATCGCCCGGACCTGCCAGCCGGTCATTGGGGCAGCCTCGTCAGGCACAGGTCGCGCTCCGCGCGCCGGCGGTTCGCAAGCCCGGAGATGACCCTGCCCCCGGCCTTGTTCCACATGAGGAAGGCATCGCACGCGCCACGCCAGTCGCCTGCGTCGAAGCGACGATCCACCGTCGACCTGCAATAGGCGGCCGTGCCGATGTTGTAGGCGAGGCTAGTCGCCGCCGCCCACTGATAGTCCCGGCCGCGGAGCGACGGCGTGCAGCTCGCGACCGCATGGGCGAAGGCGGCGAGGCGGCGGTCGAGCTTTACCGCGCAGCCCTCGGGCGTCTCCTTCGGCGATCGCGCGGTCACGCCGAGCGTCTCGCCGCTACACTGCGTCCATACCCCGACGATGTCGCGATATGGCACGAGCGCGGGGCCGGACGGCCCGTCTTCCCATCGGGCAACAAACGGCGTCGTCAGCGCCGCCGCCGCCACGCCCATCGTGATCGCGAGCGCGGTGAGCGGCGACTTGCCCGCGCGCGGGGCGGAGTTATCGGGGCTCGCCATCGCCCGCCTCCTTCTGCTTGAGCACGCGGGCCACCGCCGCGGCGGTGAGCAAGGCGAGGCCCAGCTCCTGCTGGTTGGGCAGATGCTCCTTCACCTCGGTTGGCAGCGCGTTCCAGATCGCCAACGCCTGGTCGGGCGCAGCGAGCAGGAAGGCGAAAACGGCGGCGCCGAACGCGGACACGCGCACGGACCAGAGGCGCCACGACTGGCGCCACTCGGCGATCAGCTTCACGATGTTTCTCCAGGAGAAGGCGGGCACCGCGCCCGCCGAGGGTCAGGGAATCTGGTCGAGCAGGCCGACCATGTCGGCCGGCACAGCTTGGGGGATGGCAGCGCGGCTATCGCCGAGCAGTTGGCGCGCCGCCTCGATCGGGCGGCGAGCGAGGCCGCGCACGCACGTCACGGACCCGGCCGACATGGCCGCGCCGCCGACGACCATCATGGCGCCGCCGATGATGTCCGCCATTACCGCCCCCTCTGGCTGGCGCGCTCGTCCTCGCGGCGCGCGCGATCGGCGAGGTAGCTGACGTCGCGCGTCATGCCGACCAGCACCGGGATGTACGTCCGGTCGTTGGCTTCGGCCTGCGACGCCTGCGCCTTCAGCTGGGCAATGTCCTTGTCGACACCGCCCCGCCAGTTGCCGATCGCGATCAGATAGCCGCACACGGCGACGATCAGACCGGAGCATGTAGCGATCGCGCCAGCGATCGCGATCCAGCGCGGCGGCGCTGGCGCGGGGGTGTCGGGCATCGATGTCTCCAATCAGCCGTGCTGCACGTCGACCCACGGCCGACCGTCGCGGATCGCCCAGACGGCGCCGAGGCGGCGCATGTAGAGCGGCAGCGTCATGTCGGTTTCGCGCACGGCGGTGGCACCGATCCCGTCACCGTGAGCGACCGCGACGAGGTAGACAGCTACACCGTCTCCCAGCGCAGCCTCGCACATGGCAAGCGTGTCGGCGTCGACATTGACCGGCACCTGTCCGCAAAAGGCGATGCGGTCGACGGTCTGGCGGGCCGCCTCGAGCTCCGCTTCCCAAGCGGTCAGCGCTGCGGCATGATCCTTCACCGCCGCGACGTGCGCCGCCTCGGCTGCGGCCACCGCCTTGGCATAATCGGCTTGGGCAGCGTTGTAAGCGTCGTGCGCGTTCCAAGCGTCAGCCTCGGTCGGCTCTGCTGGCCCATTGTACGCGGGTGGGGCGTAAACCGGCGCTTCCGGCCGCTGCCCGAGGTGGGCCGCCCAGGTATCGCCGCCGACGAGGTTCGGATCGGTCGACTTGACGACGTAGCGCACCGCATCGGCCCAGGTGGTGACGAGCTGTCCATTCCAGTCAACGCCGCAAACGTCGCCCTTCCGGATCGTGCTGCAACCCGCCGCCTTGCGGACATATTCGGCATAGTCCGCGCCGCTGGCGTTGATCGTGCCGCCTGCCGAGATACTCCGCCCACTTTGGGCAACTGTCGTAACCTTCATTACCGCAGCGACGCCGCTTGCCGGAGCGCTATCCCCGCCAAAAATCTCAACGCTGGAATACGTTGGACGCGCCACTTCAAGAATACTGACCGCCGGATCGACCGGCTTAGAGATCATATGCTTAGCACCGGCGGTAGATCCAACGAGTAGATTTCCGGCACCATCGACCGTCAAGGCCGTTTGACTGGTAGAGACATTAAAGAGCGAAAAGCTTTCCTGACGCTCAGCGTTGACACCAGCAACAAGGTCATACCCGCCAGCGCTGGTTCCCGACGCGAGGCTGTTCTGTAGCCGGATGCGCGCAACGGCCTGGTCCGGCGAGACTACATGCAACCTAATGGCGGGCGCCGCGGTTCCGATGCCAACATTGCCCGAGGGGTCAACGCGAAAACGATCTACGTTCGCGTTGCCGTTCGTAATGCGGAACGACCCTTCGGTCGTGAGACGCGGCCCGAACTGGCCGTCGCTCATGGTGAACGTTTCGGCCGGGAGACCGGCGATACCAAGCCCCTTTCCGGTCGGAAACAGCGCCTGACCGCTGGCATCGATCGTCATCCGGTCGACGCCACCAGTCACCAGCGACAAGCTATTGGAACCTGCCCGCCGCCATCCCGTGTCCTGATCCGCAGCGAAGCGGATACCCGGAGTTGCGACCGAGCCATCCGGGAACATACCCTGCCCGATGGTATCGAGCATCGCACCCGCCACATTTTTGAATCCGGCGAAAGCCAGGGCGAGATCGTTTGCGAAGCTCTGCGTCGGCAGGATGGTGAACGGCTGCCCCGCGGCCGTCGCCCCGCCATACGGACGCGCCAGCGTGATCTGCGAAGCGCTGTCGACGCTCGCGATCTCCATCGGCAACCCGTTCGGCCCCACAAAGGCTTGGCCCGGCTGCGCGTTCGGGAAGGAAAAGACGGTGCCGGCGCCCGTGATCACAGGCGAGCCATTCGTCACCGTGACGGTGCCGGTGCTGTTCCACATACTGATGTTCCTTGGCTATAGGCCTAAAGCGCGGCCGGTTTGATCTCGTTGAATTCGAGGTAGAGGCCGGCTTTCACCGTGAGATCGCCGTCAGGTTCGCGGTTGCGGATGAATAGCGCAGCCTCGTACGGACCGGCCGGAAGGCCGGACACCGCGGTGATCATGGTGAGCGGACCTTGCGCGTTGCTGTTGAACCCGTCGAAGATGAGATTGACCGGCGTCACCTTCCGGATGACGCCGCCGATCACGAGATAGGCGATGAGCTGAAGGTCATCGGGACTTGCCAGATCCGCGCTGAGCAGCACCCGAAGCAGGCTGCCGTCCATCTGCTTGGTGATCGGCTTCGACGTTACCAGCTGGCCAATATTCTCGCCGCCGCCACCACCGCCGCCGCCACCCCCGCCTGTTCCGGGATCTCCGATACCTGGTTCGTCAGGCGTGTTTTCGTTCGCCATGGTGGCCTCAACTGTACTTGATGATGATGTCCGCCGTGGTGATCGTGAAAGCAGTCTGCTGGACCGCGGACCCCGATAGCTCGCGTGCGGTGACGACGTTGGCCTTCAGGCTGTTGACCACGGTCACACCCGTCGTCGCGTCGACTTCAAATATCTGGCTCGCCCCGACGATGAACTTGTCGGCCGCGACGGCGAATACGCTATCCTGCCCGTTAATGCGGAAACCGGTGATCTTGCGGTTCACGTCGAGCGTCAGCTGCGCGACCGCCTCCTTGCCGTCGATCGACCGCAGGAGGAAGTTGATCGTCGAGGTGTGCCCGTCCTGCGTCGTGGACACCTGCTGAAGCAGCTGCCCCAGCGCCTGGTCGCCGTCTACCTGCGCCTGCTTGTTGGTCGCGACGGTGGCCCGTGTGGCGGTGAGGCCCGTGCCGGGATCATGCAGTTCGGCCGTCAGAATCTCGATCAGCTTCGACAGCGCCGCCGCGCGGTCGGCGCTGGTCGTTCGCTCCAGCTCCAGCCCCGCTGCGGTTGCCGGCAGCCCGGATGCGGGATCATTGACCTGCGCCGACAGCTGCTGGATGTCCCGAGCGTTGGCGGCATCGCGATCGGCGCTCGCCTGTCGATCCTGCGCGACGACGGCGCGCGTCGCCGGCAACCCCGTCGCCGGGTCGTGCAGCTCGGCAGTGATGAGATCGATCTGCTGCCCGCGCGCGCTGTCGCGATCAGCGCTCGCGGTCTTTTCCTGCGCAAGCGCCGCCGCCGTTGCTGGCAGTCCCGTGGCCGGATCATTGACCTGCGCCGACAGCTGTTGGACGTCATGGGCGTTCGCCGCGTCCCGGTCGGCGCTGGCCTGGCGATCCTGCGCGACGACCGCCTTGGTGGCTTCCAAACCCGACGCGGTGTCGTTGGCCACCGCCTCCGTCAGGTCGAGCCGATGAGCGAGCGCGGCATCGGCCTTGGCGGTTGCATCCTCGACCGCGACGATTCGGGAGCGCGTCGCGGGCAACCCCGACACAGGGTCGTTGAAGGCCGCCTCCAGCGCGGCGATCCGGCTGGTCGCCGCCTGCGTGCTGTCCGTCAGCGCCTTCGACGTCGTGACGATCGCCGCCTCGGCCAGCCCCAACCGCGCGTACAGCGCCTCACGCGCCGCCGCCTCCGACCGCTGCCCGGCGACGAGGGTCGTCGAGAATTCGGTCTGCACCTGCACCAACTGCGCGGCGCGCGCCTGCCCCGCCTGCTCGCCAGCGGCCAAAGCCCGCAGGAGGGCCTCGCCACTGTCATCCGCCGCACCGACCGCCTGACGGATCGTCATCTGAGCGCTGGCGATGCCTGCCGCCGCCGTGATCGACGCCTGCTCCAGCCGGCCAATCGCGGCGGACTGGCCGTTCATGGCCACGCCAACCGCGTCGATGCGCTCGCCCAGAGCGCGATCGCCATCGACCTGGGCCTTTTGCGTGGTAACCAGGTTCGCGTAGGTCGCCGCCAAGCCTGTCGTTGGGTCATGCAGCTCGGCGACCAGCGACTGGAACTGCTCGGTCAGCGCGCTCGTGCGATCCGACGCGGCTTTGAGGCCGGCGGTCAGCGCCGCGCGCGTCGCGGGCAAGCCCGTGACCTGGTCGTTGACGATCGCCTCGACACCGTCGACGCGGGTGCCGAGCGCTGCATCCCGGGTCGCACTGGCATCGTCGACCGCGTTGATGCGAACGCGCGTAGGGGCGAGGCCCGTCACCGGATCCGCCAGCGCCACCTCCATGGCGGCGATGCGACTGCCGTAGGCGCCGGTCGTGTCCGCCAGGACCTTCGACGTCATGACGATCGCCGCCTCGGCCGCATTCATTCGCGCGAGGATCGCCTGCTGCGCGATGGCGGAGGCTTGGCGATCGGCGATAAGCGACGTCGAGAAGTCAGTCTGGATCTGCACGAGCTGCGCGGCACGCGCCTGCCCCGCCTGCTCGCCGGCCGCGATCGAGCGGAGGAGCGCTTCGCCCGTGTCCCCCGCCGCGCCAACGATCTGACGGATCGTCATTTGGCTCGATGCGACGCCGCCGGCAGCGTCGAGCACTGCCCGGTCGATCCGCCCGATCGCGGCGGATTGGTCGCCCAGGATGGCGGCCTGCGCATCGATGCGTTGCGTCAGCGCGGCATCCCGCGTGACGCTGGCATCGGCCTGGGACAGCATCAGCGCGTTGGCCTGGTCGATCCGCACCGACAGAAGGGTTCGCGCGGTGGCAGCCGCAGAGAAGCCGTCATCCATCCGCGTCGACAGTTCCTGCCGCGCGAGAGCGATCTGGCTGACCTGATACCGCCCGGCCGTCTCCCCGGCGGCCAGCGAACGCAACAGGGCGTCTGCATTTGCGTCGGCGGTGCCCCGCGCCTGGCGGACCTCGACAACCAACCCGGCTGTATCGGGCATTGCGGTTAGCGTCTGCTCGATGCTGGCGGTTCGCAGCGTCAGCCGGTCGACCGCGTCGGCTGTCGCAAGAAGGCCGATCTTGCCATTGAGGGCATCGACGTTAATTTCGGTGGTGCGGACGCGCGCGGTAAGCGCTGTAAGCTCGGCAATGGACGCCTTCAGCCGCACCGCTGCGTTCAGGCCGTCGACCGTCGTCTCGGCTTGGCTAAGGCGGGCGAGGATTGGCTCGAGCTGCGCGACCTGCGACGGATCCAGAACGGCGAGCGCGATCTGCTCGTTGACGAAATTGACGGACGCCTTCTGCGTGAGCGTACCCTTCACGCTATCGACTGACAGCTCCACCAGCGACGTGCGGTCCTCGAGCTGATCGATCGCATAGATACGCACCGTTCCCGAGATGGGATCGATCACCACCCCCGCATCGCGGAGGATGTCGCGGGTCTGGGCGTTCGCCAGCACCGCTCGCAGCAGCGATTCCTCGACGCGGCCGACGGAGCGATCGAGTTGGCGCTGCGCTTCGTCCTGGTCGGCGACGACGCCCACCAACGCACCCAGCGCATCGCTCGCCTTTACGTCCGCCAGCTCGAGCGCCGAGATCGACAGCGCGGCATCGCCCAGCTGCTGTCCCAGCGTTCCAAGCGCCAGGTCGAGCCCGATGTCCGTCTGCTTCAGCGCGCTGATGTCGCTGGTGATCGGACCGAACTGCGCCTGGATGGGGCCGAACTGCGCTTTGATCGGGTCTAGCTCGTCGAAGGTTCGCAGCAGATCGGCGCGCGCCTCCTGAAGCCCCTGCGCCGACATACCCGCGACCGTCGTCAGGCGATCCTCAGCACCGGCGGCATAGGCCGCCAGTTGCCGCTGAAGGTCAGCGACACCGATAAGCTCGCGCAACTGGTCCATCGAGACCAGCAGCGGCTGCCCATCCGTGAAGACGGCAAAGGTCGGCCCGGCCACGATCAGCGTCCGATCGCCTGCCAGCGGAAGGTATGTGCGTTGGAGTATGGGCGCTCACCCCAGCCCGTGTCGAGGAAGCCCGTGGCGCCGGCGATCGTCGGCGCGTTGAACACGACGATCATAGGGTGCCACTGTCCCTGTCCGAGCTGATACGGGTCGCCATTGGCGACGATCGAGCCGCAGACGTTGAGGAACGGACGCGGAAACGACAGCGAGAACGCGCGTGCGCTGGTGCCATCGCCGAACACCGTCAGCGACCCCCATTGAATCATGTTGCCGCCCGGCAGCGGAGCCCAACCGCTCGACCCATCGCCGCCTCCCGCCGCGCCGAACGCCGCCGGCGTCAGCGCCTTGGTCGCATCGCTCTGCTGGTTGAGATCCGACGCGCCGGCCGCCGGCACCGCAAGCGACAGGTCGCTCATGAGGTTGCCACCGCCGGTCAGCAGGCCGCCCGTCGAGATCACGCGGCTGGTGAGCACCCGCGCAGCCAATGCAGCGGTGACGTTCGTCGCGAACGCCGGATCGTTGCCGATCGAGGCGGCGATCTCTCCGAGGGTATTGAGGTTCGCAGGTGCGCCGCCGATCACTCCGAGGATCCGGTCGGCCACGAGCGCCGCGCCCGACTGGGGCGACAGCGCTCGATTGTTGATCGCCCCTGCGACCGCCTCCTGGTTCGACGCGAATGCGATGCCGCCGGACGCGATCAGCGCCCGGATCGCGGCAAGAACCTGACCGCGGTCGGCCTTCGACAGGCTGATGCCGGCCGCCGCTACGATCGCGACGAGCTCCTCCTGGATCATGTTGAGCCAGTCGGCCGGAACGTCGGTGGGCGGCGTCGGCACAGACGGATCGCCCCCGGTGAAATAGCCGGGAGTGCCGGACACGGCAGCGGGCGCCGGCAGCGCGGGCGCTGCCGTGGGGCCATCGACACGGAACATGGGCGGTCCTTCAGGCGAGGAGGATGGTGGTTTCGGCCGGCCGGATCGCGTCGAGCTCGGCTTTCAGCGTGGCGACCGGCAGGCCGCCGCGGTTGGCGAGGACGCGGACGCGCCAGGCGTCGATCCAGAGGCGCGACCGGGCGGGATCGCCAGCGCGGAAGCGGCCTGCGCGTAAGGGGGCGAAATTGTCGATTGCGATCGTGAAGCCGAGCGTCGCGGCGAAGGCGATGAACCGGGCGCGCGATTGACCGCCGGCGCCGACCAGTCGTGCGACGACGCGTGCGCGGCGCTGCTCTGCCGTTGCCCCATCGGCCGCGACAAGCCCCAGGCTCGCCTCCCACTCGACCAACAGCGCGGTCGTGGTCGCCGGGAACGCGTCGACGAGCAGCTGCATCGATGCCGCATCGCTGCGCCATAGCGACAGCGCCAAGGCGGCGAGCGTGCGGCCCTGCACGGACTGAGGATCATTCGCCCAGGCGGGGCCGCGGGGCATCAGCGCGCGGGCGGCGCGGGCATATTCGTCCGCCGCGAAGCGAGCGCCTACGCCCATGTGATGCTCGCCAGGGCCGGCAGGCAACCGGCGTTCGAAACGATGTTGCCCGCCGCGCCCGGGGTTACGGCGCCGGCGCTCGCGTCAACGTTGGTGATGACGAACCCGGCCGAGCCGTTGACCGCGGCGATCGCCGCCTCGATCGCAGACATATTGGTCACGCCGCCGGGCACGGCGCTGGCGAGCAATGCCGCCGTGATTGCCGAGGCGATCGCGCCTTTCAGCGTCGCCGACGCACCCGCCAGGCCGGCGATCGTGAAGGTCAGGCTGTTGGGGCGCGGCGACACCGCATAGATGATCGGCGTGACCGGCTGGCGCACGAAAATTGCATTGGCGACGGTCAGCTGGTCGCCCGCCGCGGCGATATCGCGCGCCTCGGCAGCGGCGACGCCGTTTGTGCCTTGCGGATACCCACCGTGGGAGGCCTGCGCATCGTCCATCATGAAATAGAGGACGACGGTCGATGGCCCCATACCTCCCGGGTCTACCCATGCTCGCGTGACGCCCGGCACCGCCAAGGCCCATTGCCTGTAGTCGGACGCCGATCCGCCCTGCGGCGGGTTGGCATAGGCGAGCAACATGCGTGACCGCAGCGAATCGTCGCTCTCAACGGCAGCGCCGCCGGTGATGGGGCCGGCCGCCGCACCGGCAGCTGAAACCCCGGCAACGCCCGACCCGAGCGCAAAGGCGGCGCCGCCGGCGGCATTGCCAGTCGTACCAGCGGCAATTGACGCGATTGGGGCTGTTACCGACCCGCCCGCGCCGACCGATGCCTCGGCGGTTGTGGTATAGGCGAACCCGTCACTGCGCAGAACCGAGGTTCCGACCGGGATAACGGCACCTGGCGTCCCGGTGAACGCCACCGCGCCCGTGGCGGCCGTCGCCGGCTTGCGGGTAACGCCTTTGAGGCCCGCCCAGCCCTCCAGCATTTCGCCGATCGCGGTGAAGGGCGTCGCCTGACGGGCGATATAATCGAGGTAGCCGTAATGGCCGGTGGCGAGGCCCGCCAGGATGTTGGCGAGGATCGCGAGGTTCGAATAGCGCAGCAGCGCGTCGGCGCCGGGAAGCGCGGATTGCAGGTCCGTCTGCGTCTGCTTGCGCAGCTCGTCGAGCGTCGGCCGGGCGAAGGTCATGCGAGGTCCTTCCAGGCGTAATCGAAGGGGACGGCAGTGGTGCCGGTGGGATGCGAGACGACGATCCGCCCCGCCAGCCGGCCGCCTGCCTGCCATTCTGCGGTGACGTCGATCGCCGATGCCGCGCCATCCGCGGTGAGCCAGCCGAGGGCCTGACGAATGTACGCGATCGCGAGCTGGAGGTTCTGCGGCGTGCGCTTCGCGCGTGCGAGCAGCCAAAGCTTGGAGCCGATCGTCGGATCGGCCCACCAGCCCCGCGGGTCGTCGGTGCCATCGGGGATCACGTCATCCGGACCCGCCGCCGCGTCCGTGAACAGGCTTATGAGGACGGCGGTCTGGATATCGCTGCCCGCGACCAGCCCGGTCGCCTGGGCCGGTGATGCGCCGACAGCGAACCCGTCGGGACCGATGACCGGCCGGCCCGCGCCGTCGCGCATGAAGCCGGCCGCCGCCGGCACAGCCCAATCGCCGCGGCTGTTCGCCGCGTCCCAGATCGTTGCGATGTCCATGGGTCAGGCCTGTGGCTTCGGGGGGCCGGAACCCCAGCTCCCTCCGGCCGCGACCGGAGGATGGTTGTGGAGATTGAAGGTGTCGTGGAGCGCGCCCAAGCTGACCGCCTTGCCATCGGCGCGGGCCACGACATCCCCCGTCGTCTCGATGTCGCAAGTGCAGCGCACCTTGCTGGCATTCGTCACCGTGACCATGCCACCTGCCCCGTCGATCTCGATGCCATCCTCCGTCAGGCGGATGATCCGCCCCCGAACGTCATAGATCGCCGCATCGCCGGGCTTCAGGTTGCGCGGGCGAGATGCGCGGTGCGCGGTGCCGAGGGCAACGCCGAGCGCCGCCTCGCCATTGCGATTGATCACCACGACGTCGGCGTCGATCGGCGGCACGCTGGTAAAGCCGAACTGCGCGATGCGGAGCACCCGGTCGGTAATCCGATCCGACCCGCCGTTGCCGGCTGCCCGCTGCGCGAGCTGGAGGCGCTGGAAGTCGTCGGCATCGTCGACGAGGGTAACGCGGCCGAACCACAGGAGATTGCGGAGCCAGCTCATTATGGTTGCGCGTCCGGAGGCGTGATGTCGGCCGCGTTGATCGCCAGCAGGCTGATCGGCTCGATCGTGAACGCCTCGCGCGGCATCAGGACCAGATCGGCATGCGTGCCGTCGGGGCCGCGACGAAACCTCACCTCAGCAAGGATCATCGCGCCGGCGCCGAGGCGGTTTGCGGGCAGGCTGACCGGGACCAGCGTGTTTGGTGCCCAGAGCGCACCGGCGGCATCGCGCCAGCTGTCGACCTGCACCAGCACGACCGTTGAGCGGCCCGCGCGCCGCGCAACCTCCCATTTCGCCTTCCGGATGGCGAACGCATTGGCATCCTCCGCCACGCTCTCGAGAAAGACGTATTTCCGCCGGTGCCGCGGCACGTTCGGATCGGTCTGGGTGTCGAAAAACGTGCTGCCGCCGACGTCCATGGCGACGTCGACCGTATAGCTCGAGCAGACGATCTCCGAGAATCGCTCGTGCATCGAATGCTGCACGGACCATTTCTCGACGTTCTGGCCGTAGACCGCGCCGGACGCGGCCTGGGCCGTCCCGACGTTGGCGAGCAGGAGGCGACCGGTCGAGTCCTCATAGGCCAGCAACCCGGCATTCTGCGCGAGGCGCTGGATGATGTCCGCCGGCGTTTCGCCGTAATTCAGCGCCCACTGCGTGACGGTCGGGCCGGCGCTCGCCCCATTCGCGAGCACGACCTCGATGCCATAGACCGCGGCGAGCTTCTGCGAGATCGACAGGGCGTCGCCGCCGATCTGCTGGCCGGTCGCCCATTCCGCGCCGCAGTCGGTCAGATCCTGTGTCTTGCCGCGGCCGGTGAGCCTGAGCGAGCGCGACTGCGCGTCACCGCCACCGATGTCCTGGTCGATATAGCCGCTGATGACGAGGTCGGACCCGAGATAGACCTGGCAGGGGTCCCCGGCCGCTGCGATCACCGCGCCCTTGGTGACGGGATCCTTCCACGACATGGCGATGTCGAATTCGCCTGGGAAGCCGTCCGCGCGCAGCGTCACTTCGATTTCGGTCCACCCGCTGATCCGGCGACCGCGAGCGGTCAGGTAAAGCTCTTCCGTCACGCGGCTAGCGCCTGAAGCGTAACCGGCATGAACAGCGGGCTGACGCAGGAGTCGCCCGCCTCGCCCACCAGCTCATCCGCGCGAGCCGCATCACGGTAGAGCCGCTGTGCGAGACTGAGGGCGGGGAGCGGCGCGGGAAGCGAAAACGTGCGGACGTGGGCGAGGCTGGCGCCCCGCACGCGGAGATCCTCGACGACAGCGATACGCAGGGCGCGCAGCGCGGCGAACAGATCGTCAAGCCCGCCGCCGGCAGTTTCCGCCGCGGCGTCGATCGCTGCCGTGACGTCGACCAACCTCGCGAACGCGTCTTCGTAGCTCGACGGCTGATAGGCGGCCGACGCGCGGGCGAGTTCGATCGTGATCGTCAGTCGAAACAGCCGCGACACTGCCGCGCCTGCGGCACCGAGGGCATCCGATCCCACCGGTTGGAACACCAGCAGCCCGGATAGCAGGCGAAGAGCGTCGGCGGGATCGGCGCACGCGCCAGTGAGTGCGGCGAGCAGCGCCGCGATCGCGTCGGCGAGATCGGCCTCGACCGAACCGACGGTCAGCGCCGCCATGGTCACGTCGACGGTGTCGATCGCGGCTGCGATCGTCGCGCGCTGTGTCGCCGCCAGGGCGACCAGCTCCGGCAGGCTGTCGGTGCCTGCTGCCGAGGCCTTGGAGAGGTATCCCGACGTCGCGCCGCGGCTGTACCGCCCGAAGTTGCCAGGGAGCGCCGTCGCCAGGCGCGACAACGCCGTGGCATCGGCGCCGGCGGCAGTCACCTGCGCGGTCCATTGGTTCACTGTGGCGGGGAGCGCGCCGCTGGCGCTGCCGGCAGCGCTCGTCTTGCCGAGGCCCAGGAGGCGCACTGCCGTCGCGGCACCCGCTGCGGCAGTGATGACCGCCGCCGACACGGTGAGGCCGTCGAGGGAGATGTTCGGGAAAGTCTGGCGCCCCGCCTCGATAAAGGCGAACTCCACCGTGCTGTACGTCGCCCCATCCAGCGCCTCGCCCATGCTGATCGCGTCGAGCACGACAGTGAGGATGCCGAGCGTGGGGTGGATCAGCACGCCCGAACCAGCCGCCCGCGCCGCGGTCAACAGCGCGAGGCGCTGGGCGTCGATCGGCAGACCGCCGAGGATGGGATCCTTGTCGACGACGAATCCGCGGATGCGATAGCGCGTCGCGCCCCGACCCATATCCTCGGTCCATACGTCCTCACGGCCGGGATACTCATGGACAGCTAGGCGCCGGCCGGCAGTCGTGACATGATCGGTCACGGCAAAGGGAACGCCGCGGAAGGACGCGGGCAGCAGGTTGAGCAGGGACATGTTGGACCTCCTCAGGCTGTCGCGGGTTACGCGGTGAGAGGGAGACGGTTGTGCTTGGACTTATGATCGCCGCAGCAATCGGCAGCACTGCTGGGCAATCGCTGCACCGCTACACCAACGTTCGCTACGGCTACTCGACTTGCTTTCCAGTCCCCGAATTTAAGGCCCAGGGCGTGTCGGATTCCGGCGATGGCCAGGTTTTCAAAGCTACAAGCGGGGCGGAAATTCGCGTCTGGGGTCGCTACGCTACTGGAGCGAACCCCTCCGCAGACTTCTCAGCCGACGTTTCCGATAACGCAAAAGACTTGGCCGGAAATGGGGGGAAGGTCACATATCGCGTAGATCGCCCGACGTGGGCGGTGTTTTCCGGCACATCCGCATCCCAGATTTTCTGGTCGAAGGAGATGTTAAAGGGGGATCGAATTGTAGTCGTGCAATTCGTCTATCCGAGCTCGTTGCGCGCCAGATACCAATCCATCCCGG